GGAATTTCTGGATCTTCTGATAGTCCACCTGCAACATCAGCATCAGTATTTAATAGCTCTGGAACATTGCAATCACAACAAGCTATGACTTTAGACGCTAGACAACCTTCTATTGTTGTAAAAATGTGGAAAAGAATATCTTAATGTTAATTTATGGCTTTAGTAGAAGTAACTCCACCCGCCGGAATAGTTAAAAACGGAACTGATTACGCAAATAAAAATAGATTTGTGGACGGAGATCTTGTCCGCTTTGAAAATGGCTATTTAAAACCGCTTGGCGGTTGGACCAAATTTAGAAATAATCCTTTAGGAACTTTTTTTTCTACAACTATAACTACTACTAGCGGAAGCAATACTATAACAGCGACAACTTCTGTCGCACATGGATTAGCAGTAGGAACTTCTTTTGTTATAGAAAACTATACAGCTACCGGAGGAATACCTGGAACAGAACTTAATGCTCAAACTTTTTCTATAGCTTCTGTTCCAAGCACTACAACTTTTACTTTTACAACTTCTACATCTGCTACTTCTTCTGCAACTTCTTCGGCTTTTAGAATAATAATTCCTAGTGTGCCAATAGGTATGTATTCTTATAATGCAAACAATGGAGAAGAAATTTTAGCCGTAGGAACTAGGGCAGGTGTTAATGTTTTTTATGAAGATACTTGGTACGACATAACTCCGGCAGGTTTTGTAGCTGATGATGTAATTACTTCTGTTGGTTATGGAGCTTATCATTATGGAGTAGAAGATTGGGGAGATGCAAGAAGTCAATCACAAATACAATTTGATACTAAAAGTTTTTCTTTTGATAATTATGGAGAACATTTAGTTTTTTGTTTTCCGTCAGACGGAAAGTTATATCAATGGCGACCTAATTCTAATACCGGTGTTCCAGATACTATAGCAACACAAATACCTAACTCTCCTACAGGTTGTCAGGGCCTTGTAGTAAGTAACGAAAGACATTTAATAGCTTTGGGATCTTTAGGAGATCCTAGAAGAATAGCTTGGTCAGATAGAGAAGATAATACTACTTGGACCGCTTCTGCTAGAAATACAGCAGGTAATTTACAACTAGCTTCTGGTGGTAAAGCAAATTTTGCTTACAGATTTGGTAAGGACATAATTATTTTTACAGATATAGGCATAAATAAACTTTATTATGTTGGAAGTCCTTTTGTTTATGGTATTGAAGATGCAGGTATTAACTGTAAAGCAATAAGTCCTAGATCAATAATTTCTTCTGGTGGTTTTTTATCTTGGATAAGTGAAAATTCATTTTTTACATACAATGGCCAACTTAGAGAGTTAAAATCAGATGTTCATGATTTTATTTTTGACAATATACAAACTAATACCCAACAAGCTACTTTTGGAGCTCACAATATAGATTTTAGCGAGATCTGGTGGTTTTTTCCTGTTGGCGAAGTAACTCAATTATCTCCAAATAGATATATTATTTGGAATTATTTAGATAATGTTTGGAGTATAGGAGAGCTAGATAGAGGATCTTGGATAGATCAAGGTGTATTTAAAAATCCTTTGGCTACAGATAGTAATGGATTTATTTACGAACATGATAAAAGACCATTACTTAACTCTCCAGGATTAGGTTCAAGAAAACCTTTTTGCAAGACAGGTCCTTTAGAAATAGCATCTGGGGATAAAGTAGCTCAAATAAATCAAATATTATCAGATGAAGAAACTACAAATTTACCGGCAATAACATTAAGTTTTACAGGTCGTTTCAATCCATTAGGAGCTGAAACTGATTTTGGTAGTTTTAACTTTAATGCTAGTGGTTATACAGATGCTAGATTTTCAGCTAGACAAGTCCAAATGAAAATAGAAGGAGATGTAACTCAAGATTTTCAAGTAGGAAAAATTAGACTAGATGTAAAAGCTAGAGGTCGAAGATGATACAACCTGCTAGTAAAAATCAATACATACAAAATGTAACAAATGCAAAATTAGATGTTTCTAACACAGGAACATTTGAAACAATATATACAGCTCCAGGTACTACTGAATTTGATTTTTCTGTTATAGAGTCTATTTTAGTAGGAGATGATAATGGCCAAGCAACTACTGTAGATCTTGTGGTAACTACCGGATCTGCTAATCATTTTTTATTTAAACAAAAAAATATATCGGCAAATGGTACTGTTGAATTGTTAAGTAGAGATCTTGTTTTAAAATCAGCACAATCATTAAAAATACAAGTTAGCCATGCAAATATTAATGTTTTTGTTAGTTTAGTGGAGTATGGAAAAGGAGATTAAAAAAGAAGAATGGGAAGTTTATTGGGATCATTGTAAACCAATTATAGAACCTGCTGTAAAATATCAACAATCTTATACTATAGACGATATAGAAGATAAGATAAGACATGGATTTTTTCATTTATGGCCTGGAAAAAACTCTGCCATGATTACTGAATTAGTAAATTTACCGCAAGAAAGAGTATATAACTTGCTTTTTGCAGGTGGTAAATATGACGAAATAGAAGGTATAATAGAACAGATAGAGGTTTTTGCTAGAGCTATAGGTTGTTCAAAACTTATGGGCGGTGGCAGACCAGGTTGGCATAGAAAAATAAAACATTTAGGTTTTAAAAGAGATTTTATTTTAACAAAAACATTATGAGTTTTAGCAAAAGCAAAGAAACAGATACCGCAAATGTCCCTTCTTATTTAGAAGATTTATATAAAGATGCTTCTGACATTGGCCAAATAGCCGCAGGAGCTGATATGCCTGTATTTTCTGGAAATAGAGTAGCAGGATTAACTCCGGCAGAAATAGAAGCAGAAGCAGAAGCTAGAAGACTTTTTGGTACTTCTATGGCTTATGATCCAAGAACTAATTTAATGGAAATGATTGGTTTAGATGCTCCTTCTTACAATCCGGCTTCTTTGTTGGACGGAAACATGACTGCTTACGAAAACAGATTTACTAATCCGCTTATAGATACTGTTGTTAATGATTTTGACAGAATAAGAGATATGCGTGTTCAAAAAATTCAAGATGATGCAATCAATAGCGGAGCTTTTGGCGGAAATAGATCTGCTATTTTTGAACAAGAAGGCACTAGGGCCTTAGACGAAGAAATGCTTAAAACAGTAGCGGGATTAAGAGAATCCTCTTTTGATAAAGCTATGGGTAGATTAGAAGCAGATACAAATAGAATAGATCAATCCAGAAGAATTGGAGCTGATCTTTATGCTCAAAATTTAGATAGACAATCTGGTTTATTAAATAATTTACTAGCAGATCAATACAACTTGCTTGACTTATCAGATGATTTTGGAACAAGAAGAAGGGGATTGGACCAACAACTAATAGATGCAGATATAGCTAGATTTGACGAAGAAAGAAATATACCGCTAGAAAGATTAGGAATTTTACAAGCGGCTTCTGGTCAAATTAGTCCAAGTGTAATTGGCAGAACTAAAACAAGTAGCTCTAAATCAATATCTCTATCAGATATTGGAAAATTACTTTCTGGAGTAGGAGCTTTAGGCGGAACGGCCGGAGTCTTATAAGAATGATAGATCCTAAATTTAAAGATATGCTTACTCTTGCTAATATGGGAGTTACTCCAGACGCTTTGACAGCTTTTAAAAATCACAGAGATAGATTGCAACAAAATGAAGATGCTTTAAAAATGAGAAATACTGTTTTATTTGGCAACACTTTTGCAAATCCTGGTTCGCAAACTAATGCTACTTTTATACCGCCAAAACCAGGAAGTATGTATGACAATATGATTTCTCCTAATAATGTTAATAATACACGAAGGGACATGATGAAAACTCAAGCAAATCTTGCTATGACAGACAGTCCTATAAATCCAATGTTTAATCGCCCTGCTAGACCTAGTGGCAGTACATTACTTAATAATGTAAATGCAAACTCAGCTCCATTAATGTTTCAAAATTTAGATAAAGAAGCTTTATTAAATAATTTGCAAGGAACTATTAGAGCCGGAGATGCAAAAGAAAAAAGAATTAAAGATAGGAAAGAAACATTTAATAAACTATCAAAAGTAGGTTTAGCTTTACAAGGTAAAGATCCAAATGCTTCTAATATGAGTAATTTTATGAAAATGTTAGATTTGCAATACAAAACAAATTTGATGAACGCACAAAATCTAAAAAACCAGGATAGAAATGCAATAATATCATTTGCAAGATCACAAGCTCCACAAGATCCTAGTCTTTCAGACTCAGAATTAAATGCTATTATGAATAATGATGCTGTAGCTTTATCATACGGAAATAGAGAAGCAAAAGGTAACAAACCAGAAGATACATTAAATAGCTATATATTAACGGGAACAATAAGTCCAAACGCATTTGGTTTTTTACAACAAAATCTTAATAAATTTCCAGATGATGCAGAAGGCAAAATGATAAAAGATATATTGAGTAAAACTACTTATGAACAATATGTAAAAAACGACAAAGCAAAACAAGATTTTAATAGTTTGTTACGAAGACAAAATACAACAGGAGATCCTAATATAAATAGATACATAGACGGATCTTTTGTTACTGAGTCAGAAGCAGATGCTTTGAATTTTGCAAGAGAAAGCTCTTTCTTACAGAGAGTTAAATAGTGGTATATCATTATGGGAGCTTATGAAGATTGGCTAGAAGGAAATCTTGAAGTTTCAGAAGTCCCCGTAACAGATATAGACGAACAAGCTCAAATCGAGCTAGAAACAAATCCCGAAAATCCCGGACCTATAGGTAATTTTTATAGAACAGTTATCGGTGGATTAAGGGACTCCGGACAATCCAAACTTGGCCTTGTAGAAGACCTAGCTGAAATGGGAGATCGTGGCGTAATAGGCCCAAGTATTAATAATCCCCTGACACAAATGCAAATAGTAAATGCTTTGAATAAAAAACTTTATGGAGAAGACGGATTACCAGAAATACCAGAACCAACTTATTTTGGCGGATCTTTTGCTAGAGATATTATTCAGTTTCTTCCTGATTTTATTGGTTTTGATAAAATAATACGAGGTCCCCAAATTGCCGCAACGCAAGGCCCTTCTTTTGTAAGGGGTTTATATAATAGACTTATGGTTCCTGGTTACAAAACTGATAAGGTAGGAGCTGTTAAAGATATAGCGGATAGAACTGCGTCTGATATTGTAAGATATGGAACTATAGGTAGTATTGCTGAACAAACTTCTTTTGATCCAGAAGAAGAAAGGTTATCTAATCTTTTATATGATACTTTTGGTCCAGATGTTTTTGTTGTTGGCCCTGTAGCTGAATATTTAAAAGCAGATCCAGACGACTCTGTAGCTCAAAGTAGATTTAAAATGGCTATAGAAGGAGCAGGTATAGGATCGCTTCTTAGTCCTATTGTTGGTTTTTTAGGCAGAAATTTTGATATTAGATCTGTTAAACAGCAAGAAGCAAAGATAGCTGACAAAATACAAAAAGAACAAATCTTTGAAGAAGAATTTGTTGGGCCTAAATTGCCAGAAGAACCTCCTACTAGCCAATCAGAAAAAATTATAAACGAAAAAAAATTAGATACTCCTGTTTATAGAGAAGACGGATCTTTAGATGTAGATGTTTCAGATACAAATAAATATTTAGAAAAAGAAGTATATGGGCCAGATGATATTGAATTTAATAAATTTTTAGATACTAGAGATTATAGTAATAAATTTAAAAACATTTTTGAAAGATATTCTCGTTTGTTTAGATCTGACATTGATCCTGCTTTAAAGTTTGAAGATCCAAAATTAAATAAACAATTTTTAGCAGATGAAATTACAAAAATTAAAATTAGAGCTAATAAAGATTTTCAAAAATTTAAAGCAAAAAAACTACCAGATAGTCCTTCAGCTAATAGATTACAAGAACCAAATTATCCTAAAGTAATTACTGCTAAAGAAATTTTAAGAAAAATAAAACCTTTTACCTATGCTCAATTAAAAGTAGGCGAAATAGGAGAGTCTTTAGGTTTAACTGATAGTAGAGGAAGACCTAGTAGAGCTTATCTTCGTGGCAAAGGAAAAGAAAGCAGATATGAAACACAAAATCAAAAAGATCTAAGAGAAAAAACGGAGCAAGATGAAGTTTTAGACGGACAATTTTGGGACAACTTAGCAGAAGACATGGAACGCAAGGGTTATGAAATTCAATATGATAATACTCAACAAGTTTTAGAAAAAGGAGATGATACTAACTCTGCATACAATGTATTAACAAGACTAATAGCAGAAGATGCTCCAAGTCCAAAAGATGATTTTAAATTATTAGAATACGAACAATTATTACAAGGTATAGATGAAGAAAGAAGACTTATTAATGACTTGGGATTTGATCCAGATGAACTGACAGATGCACAATTAGACGAAGTTATTAATAATTTTATAAAAAATACTTCTGAAAGATTTGAGCCAGATGATCCAATAATAACTGCTTTAAAAACACTTGTTCCTGCTAATTTAAGAGGAGATAAAGGATTGCCATTAGGAGAAGGAGCTGATGTTCCGCCTGGACCACCACCACCACCTAGATCAGACGACGGGCCACCGCCAGACTTTGATCCTGGAGATCCTAATAAAGTAGTAAATATTAATTTGGAAAAATATGATTTTTCTAAAGGAGATATACAAGCTCTAACTAGACAGGCCATAAAAAATGGAGATTGGATTAAAGCTAGAAATCAAATGCAATTTGGTCCTGACGGAAAATTGTTAAGAGAAGATGCTTTAACTAGCGGATTGACTATAGATAAATTTATTAATGCTCCTAAAAATATAAAATTTACTCCGCAAGAACTTATGGCCGCTAGAATGATGTTGCAGTATTTAGCAAAACAAACAAAAGAATTAGGAGAAGAATTAAATATATTACTTGAAGCAGGAGAAACGCCTTCTAATAAACAATTATACAATTTTCAATTATTAGAAATGGATCTGGGAGCTGTAGGAGAAAGACTTGTTGGAGAAACTTCTTATGCAGGTCAATTACTAAACTCTTTTAAATATGATGTTGATAATTTAACACCAAAACAAGCTAGAGAATTTGTAGATGATATTGTTAAACAAAGACAAGTTACTAATAAAGGTTTGCAAAATATAGAAGCAAGAATAAGAAATGCGGCCAAATTAGAAACTCCAGAACAAATTGCTATTAATGCTCAAAGTGCAGTAAGACCGCCAACTATTTTAGACATGGCACAAGAATTTTGGATAAATGCTTTGCTTTCTGGTATTCCTACACAAGCAGTAAATATGGGCAGTAATGCTATAGTAGCGGCTTTTAGGCCTGTAGAAGCGTATGCTCAAGCGGCAATTTCAGTAGGCAGAAGAAAAGATCCCGATAGAAGACTCTCTTTTTCAGAAGCAAATGGTAACGCTTTTGCTACTATTTATGGATTAAGAGATGCTTTAAAAACAGCGGCAAAAGTATTTTACAACCCAGATTTAGTAAAAGATCCAAATACAAAATTAGAATTAGCTAGGCAAAAATCAATTAATACAAAATTAAAAGTTTTTGGTTACGACATTATTGGAGATACTATTAGATTGCCAGGCAGAGGTTTATTAGCAGGAGATGTATTTTTTAAACAACTAGCTTACAATCAAAATGTTTATGGCAAGGCCTTCGATATAGCGGCAAAAGAAGGAATTAAAGATCCTATAAAATTTATGAAAAGAGTAAATAGTCTTGTCATGGATCACAAAAAAACACCGACAGCAGGTGTTTTAGGCAAAGACTTTGAAGAAATTGCATTAGAACAAGGACGCTATCAAACATTTACAAACAATCTTGGCCCTACCGGAAGAAGTTTTCAAAGACAATTAAACGGCCCATTAAAAGCTCTCAAATTTGTAGTGCCTTTTGTAAGAACTCCGGTAAATATTGTTAAATATTATTTAGAAAGATCTCCTGCCGGTGTTGTAAATGTTTTAAGAAAACAAGGAGCTGAACGAGATGCGGCAATAGCAAAAACACTTTTAGGAACAGGATTGGCAGTTTTAGCTTATCAGTTAGCGTCAGAAAAAAAGATTGTTGGCGGTGGGCCTATAGACAGGCAAGAAAGAAGATTATGGCTTCAAGACAGATCTAATGTTCCTTATTCATTCAAAACATCAGACGGCAAAAGTTATGAGTTTTTTAGGTTTGAACCTACTGCTATGATTTTTGGAATTGCCGCTGATATGCAACAAATAATGGAAGAAATTTATAGAAATCCAGAATTTTACGGAGAAGACGGAAAGTTTTTACAGGACAAACTAGGAACTCGTATTTTTGATATGTTAATAGGATTAACTAATTCTTTGCAAAGAAACTTAACTGATAAAACTTTCTTTAGAGGTATTACAGATTTAGTAAGTGCTATAGACTCAGAAACTCCTACAGGCATAGAAACTTATGTAAATAATTTCTTAGGATCTTTTGTACCTACAATGTTTAGAAACATTAATGATGTTAATGATCCATTTTTAAGAGATACCAGAAAAGCTGTAGATAAAATAATGGACGACCTACCTTTCTTTAGCAATCAAGGTATGCCTATCAGAAGAAATATTTTTGGAGAAAAAATGTTAAGAAGAAAACAAGGTCCGCAAGTGTTTTCTCCTATAACTGTTGGTACGGCAGAACCAGATCCCATACTAACTGCTTTTGCTGACGCAAATTATTTTCCAGGTAAAATGAATAGAAAATTAGACGGAGTAGAATTAAACGAAAAACAATACGAATATATGTTGGATAGATTAGATCTTATGAACTCTAGATCAGAGTTTGAAGCATTAATTTCAACATTTTCTAGTAATGATCCGCCAAGATTTAGAAGGGAAGGATTTGAACAATTAATGGGAGAGCTTAGAAAAAATGCAAGGCAAATGACTCTTGACGCTATCATGTATGATGAAAACAGTCCGGTATATAGTCCTTCCTGGAGAAAGGCATGGGAGAAAGAACAGCGTAGTACGGATTAATGCCTTGCCCTACAGAAAGAGTTGGGAAATGCGGAGAACATTTAACAGCTTCTTTTCTTTACTCATTTGGATCAGATCTAGTTACAATGCCACACGGATCTCACGCTGATATAGTTTTTGAATACAAAAATATTTTGTATAAATGCCAAGTAAAAACTGTTACTAAAAAAAAGAAATATATATCTAAACATAACGGCAGACATTATAGGACCGGTTGGTGTTGGGATATTAGAAGGGGTGGCAATACTAAAGAAAGAAGATATGGCACAAAAGGTACACACAATATAGATCTTTATGCTTTAGTTTGTCTTCCTTACAAAAATATAATCTTTGTACCTTTTTTTAAAAAAACCAGAATAACTTTTAACGACGACGAAGTTAAAACTGCAAACTCAAAAGAAACTTTAAAATATACTTTAGATTTAATTAAGCAAAATCAGCTTGTTAGCTAACTCTACATTATTTTTAGAAACTTCTTGTCTAATCTCTCCGTATCTTTGCATAGAAGATAAGCTCTGATGTCCTAATAAATTTCCTACTTGTCTATGGCCTAAACCTGCTGATAAACAATATGTAGCGAATGAGTGCCTAAGATCATGTAATCTTAGATGCGGACAATCACATTCCTTCCTAATTCTATCCCAAGTTTTTTCCGGAGATTTTATACCTGTAATTGTTTTTTCATTAGGACAGACTTCTATAATTTTATTTATAATTTTTATAGCATGATCTGACAAATAAATAATTCTGTCTTTACCGGTTTTTTTACCTGTCTTATATTGGTCAAAAGGTATTACAATTTTATTATCTTTTATCCAAGATCTTTGTGCATTTGCTATTTCGCTTTTTCTAGCTCCTGTTAGTATGAGTAACCATATAAAAGATATAGACCTTATCTTTCCTGGTTCAAAGTTTTCTAATTCATTTAGCTTTTTAAATACTTTTAACTTTTCTTTTTCGGTATAGCTAGTAGTAATTTTCTTTTCTGGATTGCCTTTTATACTTCTGGCTATATTATTTTCTATACCATAACATTCTTCATCAATAGCAAAATTTAAACTAGCTACTATGAATTTAAGAAATTTATTTGCTTGTGATTTACTTTTTTTAGAAATAAATGCAAAAACATTTTTAATATCTTTTCTTGTTAATTCATTTACATAAATAGATCCAAGATATTTTTTTGCATAATTTTGATATAAAGATTGATATTGTTTTGTTGTAGTTTCTTTTACATCTCTTGCCTTACAGTCTTTTATGTATTCAGAAAACAAAACATCATACTTAATTTCTGTTGCGTCTTTTGGATCTTCTACTAAACCTTCTTCTATATCTTTGTAATGAGAATAAATTTTTATAGCTCTTTTGCGTATCTCGGTAATACTTTCATCTGGATAACGAGCTTCTATTTTTCTTTTTATTTTTTTTCCTTTGTTGTGCCAAATCAAATAATAATATTTAGATCCGTTTCTATGTCTAGTTTTTAATTTATTGAATTTTTTATCGGCTATATGCCTATCTTTTTCTTCCATGTTTTTCTCCTGCTTTTGTACGCTTATTAATATGTATTTGAAGTCTTTGTAAAGTTTCTTTAGTTAATTTGCCATTGTGTTTAGTCTTCATGTTTTTCTCCTTTTTTATGCACTAATTCAATTTCCATTTCTAAGTAATGTATTGCTTTATTAAGATCATCAATCCTACTTCCTTTATCTCTACTAATATATTTGATAGCGTTACCACAACAATAAGATAGTTTATTAGCCAATATATATTCTATTGGCTCTATGCCTAGTTTCTTGTAGTGATTACCTGCTACTTGCTTTTTTAGAGTTTTTGGTTTCCTTGACATTTTTTTTAAATATTTTATCCCAATTATTTTCAAAAGTTTTTTTATCAACTTTTATAGGACGAGGATCTGATCCTTTCGACATTATATTTTTGTGAGAATGGCAATTAATAAGACATTAGTTATGAAAATTTCCGCCGAGAGTATCGTGTGATACCATACCCAACGGGCCTTATAAATATTTTCAATAGTAATTTCTTCGTCCTTTTTCATTTAATTAATGTTTGCATTTCCTTAACATCTGTATATCATAATGGTTATGAGGAATAATATCTAGTCGTGTCTAGTAATCAGAAGACATTTTTATCCAGGCAAGAGTGTGCTGAAAGAATTGGTGTTAGCGTGAGAACACTTGATCGTTGGCGTTTTTCTGGAGAAGGGCCTAGTTATTACAAGATACAAAAAGCAGTAAAGTATGAGGAGCAAGACATTGATAGTTACTTGGATAATCAAAAAATTACTACATTCTAAAAAATGCCTGTCATACATCACGCAAAGATTGCTCCGTCTGGATTGGATAGATATACAAAATGCCCTGCGTCGCCAAAAGCATCAGAAGGTTATGGTTCTAGCAGTAGTAATGCTTCTCGTATTGGTAGTGTAGTACACGAAATGAATGAAATGAGATTACAAGGTAGATTTGAAGGTGTTGATTACAAAGAGTATTGGTTAAACAGAGAAGTAGAATTTGAAGGTCATACAGTTAAGGTAGATGCAGAAATGATTGAAGCGTCTAATACATATTGTGAATATGTAGTGCAAAGAAAAAATGAAGAAAAAAAATCAAAACTTTATATTGAAGAAAGATTGGACGGACATGAGATCCACCCAGACTTATGGGGAACAACAGATATTTTAATAGTGCAAAAAGACAAAATAATTATTATTGACTATAAGAATGGCAAATATCCGGTAGAAGTAGAAAATAATTTACAGCTAAGAGCTTATGCTCTTATGGCTTTATCAAAGTATTCAGAAAAAACAAAAGTAGAAATGGTTATAGTGCAACCTAGAGCGTGGCATAAAGACGGACCAATAAGATCTACAGAAATTTCTTCTGAAAATTTGGTAAATTGGGCGTTTGATTGGCTAAAGCCAAAAATAGACGCCTGTTTTGAAGATGAACCTGTTTTTGCGGCGGGAGATCATTGTATCTTTTGTCCCCATAAACTTAATTGTGATACTCATAAAGAGTATTTACTTAGTGAGGAGTACATTGAGCGAAAAAAACAACGAACTAAAAGAGCAATCTACAACAGATAGCGAAGAAAAACCTTACTTGTCTTATGAACAGGACGGAGTAAAAAAGAATATCTACAAAAGCAATTTAGTAGATGCTGAGCTAGAGATTACAGTCAAAGGTAATCAGTTAGCTCTAGCTGAGATTTGTGCCTGGACAATCAATGGTTTGGCACAACTTGAGCAAGACTCGGAACAAATTACACAAGCAAGAAAGATTGAACAACTTACGCAGTTAAAACAATCTTTTGAGTTTCTGCGTAATTATTCATTTGAGTTATTAAGAGTAACATTAGAAAAAGGAGAAAAAAATGACAATTAAAGCAATTAGAAAAGGAGCTAGTAAAAAACCTATGCGTATGGCTATATACGGACCTGCCGCAATCGGTAAAACATCTGCTGTTTGTGAAATGCCAGATCCAATGATACTGACATTGGAAGAAGGTCTAATTACACAGACAGACACTAACATTTGGAATACAGAACCCATTGAAAGTTTTTCAGAGTTTGTAGAATACCTAGAAGAAATAATTAATAATGATGATTACAAAAGCAGAAAAACTTTAGCGATTGACTCTTTAGATTGGCTAGAAACTCTCATTGAAAAATATGTATCAGATAAAGACGGCAAAGAGTCTATATCCGATTTTGAATGGGGGACAGGTTATTCAAAAGCAAAAGAAACATTGACACAAGTGTTTGACCTTTTAGATCAGATTAGAGATAAAAGAAAAATGCGTGTGGTTTTTATATGTCATGTCAAAGAAGACCGAAAAGAAAAACCAGGACTAAAAGATTATCAAAAATACGAGCTTAAACTTAGGACCGGCTTTGGAGAAAAAGTTAAAGAATATTTAGATATGGTTTTGTTTTATAACTACAAATTTGGAGAAGTTAAAACACAAGACGATAAAGGATCTCTCAAAACAAAAGTTACACAATCTAAAGAAAGATATTTCTTTACAGAAGATTGTATAAGTTATTTTGCAAAAAATAGATATAACTTACCCCCAGAAATGAAAGTTGAAAAAGGTAAGGTGTGGAAAACTTTAGAGCAAGAACTTAAAACTGCATTGGCCGGAGATCAAAATGGTTGAGCCAAACAAAAGAAGTAAATTACCTTCTTATGAAGGGTATGACCGAATACTCGACAGAGTAAAAGGAATCATTAAAGAAAAAATTGGATCTAGCGATTTACTAGATAAGGCATTGATGAAATGTCTGCTAGAAATAGAAGACTTAGAAACAGAAATTTCTGAAACTCTAAGCGGTAGATTTGAATTTTTTGATAACAACGAAGAACATTAGTAAAAAGCGAGGTAAATATGACTAATTTCAAAAACTTAATAGAACAGGCGGGAGAAGAAAATGCTTCTATGTCTGATTTTGTAGAATATCCAGAAGGTAGATACTTGATAAATTTCGTCCAAGCAGATGAAATAACAGACTTTGTATCTAAATCAGGTAAAACTTATGACGCTACTGATATAGAGTTTCATGTAGAAGGTTGGGAAAATAAGACTCTTAAATCAAGATACTTTACTGCCTATGACAAGGAAAATTCTGGAGAAGATAAACTTCATAAGGCGGCCTTGAGTGGTACTATGAAATTGCAAAATATTCTTATGGCTATGGGCGTGAAACCAGAAGACTTTCCGGAGAGCATAGAGCAGTTTAATCAAGTGTTGCAAGGTAAAAGTGCTACTTGTCTTTTGAAAAAAAGAGAATACGAAAGCAACGGACAAAAAAAATCTACATTGGATCTTGACGAAGATTTTGCAGGACAAAATTGGAAAGTTGTCGGGGAAGAAAAACATATAGATATTTCAAATCTTGGATCTTTTGAAGAAGAAAAAATTGAGAAAAAAGAAGAAGTTCCTGCTCCTGTAGAAACAAAGACTGAGGAGTTTGACGAAGAAATTCCTTTTTAAATCTTGTTTGATATAAAAAACAACAGGCCTTCTTTATGTGCCTGTTGTTTGAAACCTTCTGGAGCAATTTTATTGCAAATAGATGATAAGTATTATGGTGTCTGTAATAACGGACACCATACAGAAGAAATTAAAACAAGAGTGAAAAACAAAATGGAAATAACCAGGCAGTCTAACTTAAATTATAAAAGTGTTGATTATGCAGTAGCGGAAGTAAAGTCATTGTATCAACAGTTGGCGAAAAAAAATAAAACATACGAGCTTCATAAGTGGGAAGGAGAAGAAAGAAAAAAATTTTTTAGAACACTAATTCTCTGTTATCTTGATTGCGAGAAAGCAAAAGCAAGTAATGGAGTAGATAGTGGCTAATTACAAACAGCTCTTTGAAAAGAGAAAATCAAAAGAAAAAAAACTTACACAACAAAAAGCAGATATATCTGATCTTATAAAACAGATGAACGCTGACGGATTGTTAGTGGATAGCATTGATACTTCTGGCGGGATTGTAAGAGTTCCGGTAAAAGCTACAGCTATATCAAGAAATGATAAAACTTCTACCGGAGAAAAATCTGGTTGGTATTTTTTTCATCAAAATAATGAACATTGGATTTCTGTATATGGTAATTGGAGAACAAATCAACAATGGAAATTTTACAGCAATTCTATAAAAGAGCTTTCTCCGGAACAGCAAACAGAATTAAATAAAGAAATAGAAATAAATCTGCAAAGGGCCAAGAAAGAAAGGGAGAAAAAGAATACTGAAGTTGCGAAGGAATGTGAGAGAATTTTTGAAAGTTCTAAAATAGTTAATGAGCATGAATACCTATCAAGTAAAGGGTTAAAAAATAATTATGGATTGACAGAGATGAACGGATCACTTCTTTGTCCGGTGTATTCTACACAAAACACAAAAAAAGAATTAAGGAGTCTGCAATATATAACAACAGAGTCTAAGCGTTTTGCTTCTTCTTCTGAGGTTAAGTCTGGAATATATACAGTAGGCATAGGTTGGAACGATTGGTCCAATATAAAAACTATAGCGGTTACGGAAGGTTTAGCTACTTGTCTAAGTGTTTATGAAAGTACGGGCCTTCCAACAATATGCGTGTTTTCTGCAAATTTTGGATTAGTAGCTCTTGAGAACATTAGGAAGTTTTGTAATGCGGAGTTCTTAATCTGCTTTGACCATGACCAAAATGGCGTAGGACAGGCAAAAGCTAAAGAGATTTGTGCTTCACTTAGCTCTTGCTTGATAAGAATACCTAGTAAAGTGGGGGATTATAATGACTTGTACCAGGAAGAAGGACCTAATGCAGTAAAAAGTGAAATCCTCAGTAAAGGTTATAAGTTTTCACAATACTCAATAAAAAACTTTGTAGGTACTCCGCCGCCTAGAAGGTGGTTAGTAGATCAAAGTTTAGAGCTATCTAAAATATCCTTGTTATGTTCTATAGGTGGTATAGGTAAATCTGGAATAACTTTGAAGGCCTGTTTAGACATAAATCAAGGGAATGGTAATTTTTTAGGTAATAAAATTATGGATAAGGGTAATTGTATTATCTTGTCTAGTGAAGATGATACTGACGAAGTTAGAAGGAGAATAGCGTTATTAGATAAAGATAACAGAAGATTTGAAACTGAACATGACACCTTTGTTATGTGTACTAGCGAAATGGGTAAGCCATTAACATTGATAAAACAAGATGCTATTAATGGATTGCATATAACTCCGGAAGCAATAGAGCTTTCTAACTCTTTAGAAGATATTGATGATCTTAAATTGATAGTCATAGATCCGGTACAATCTGTCGTGTCTGCACAATTAAATGATAATGAAGTAGCACAACTCTACGCACAATATGTAGCGTCATTGTCCGCTAAATTTGGTTGTAGCGTACTCTCGGTACATCATCTCAATAAGAGTGCATTATCCAATACAAATGATGTTTTATCTGCCAGAAGCTCAATCAGGGGAGCTACAGCATTAACTGATAGCCATAGGGCAGTTTTTGTTATGTTCCTGGACTCAGAAGAAAACACAGAGCAAATTTGCTTTGAACAAGGTATTCCATTTAACAGGTTAGCAGTAGTCAAGTCTGCTCTAGTAAAAGCCAATAGTGAAGCTGACATGAGTATTAAAACTTTAATTAGAAAAGGATTTGAACTTGAACTTTTAGACGAAAAAAAGGGATCTGTTAATGATATTAACTGGGATTGATACCTTAGTTTCTGACCATAGGTACTCCCATAGAGCTATGCGTTTCTGGGTAGGCGTATGGTCATACAGACTTATATATACATATATAG